GGGACAAATAGCAACACAGTCAGCAGTTGCAGCAGCAGCATCGGCTGCAGCAGCGTCATCCACGTATAGGAGAAAACCTTAATGAAGAAGATACTCTCAGATTTCCTTAACCAGGCTTGGACTTTGTTAGGGATGTTCGTTGCTTGGGTCGTATTAGATGGCTCGGCAAAGACGGTAGTCGGCTATGCCATTGTTGTAACAACTCTTGTTTGGGTAGTTACATATAAGGCTCGTAATCCAAAGGATGAATAATGAAATCAATGAAAAATGTACTGATGCGTATTGTTGCAGTCTTTGCAGCAAGCGGTCTATCAGTAATCGGTGCTGGCGCAATCGCTGGCGTTGACACAATTACAGCAGTAACTGTTGCTGGTCTTACAGCCGTAGCAGCAGTAGTAGAGAAGTTGGCTCGCGCATTTATGGATGACGGCAAACTATCACTTGACGAAATCAATGCTGCATTCTCAGCAGTTGATAAGGGTGCAAAGACTGTGGCTGATGCAGAAGTTGAAGCACGCTATGCAGCAACATCAGCAGCAACAATTGCAGCAGCAGCCGTTGTGGTAGAAGAAGTAATTCCAGATGATGAGGACTATAACTAATGGCTGACAGGGGAACGGCAGCAGCACTCATTGAGGTTGCACTCAAAGAAGTAGGAACCATTGAGGGTCCGAAGGATAATGAAACAAAGTACGGCAAGTTTATGAAAGCCAACTACCTAGCGTGGTGTGGTTCATTTGTAAACTGGTGTGCTCATCAAGCAGGTGTGAAGGTACCTAATACAGTTTCTACTGTATCTGGTGCTGGAGCATTCAAGAAAATGAAGACTTGGTTTGAGGCTGACTGCGGTCAATCTCCACAACCAGGTGACATTGTGTACTTTGATTTTCCTGGAGATGGTGTAGATAGAATCTCACACGTTGGTATCTGTACTCACATTGAAGCAGATGGGGTCATCCTTACAATTGAAGGTAATACATCTTCAAAGAAAAAGGGTAGTCAACGCAATGGTGGAGAAGTATGCAGCCAAGTACGTGCATACAAGCAAAACAAAAAAGGCGTCTTGGTTTCTATTGTTGGTTGGGGAAGACCTAACTACGAAGGAAACGAAGTAACAGCAGAAGTCCCAGTACCAGAGAAGCCAGTGTTCCCAGGGCGTATCAAGCCAGGGGATAGGGGCGCAGGAGTTAAGATAGTTCAGAAGGCATTAGGTCTTAAGGCAGATGGAATCTATGGTCCCATCACTAAGAAGAATGTCATCAAGTTCCAAGACAATCACGACATCGTTGACAGCAATGGCATCGTTGGTCCAAAGACTTGGGCAGAACTTATCAAATTCCTTTAATCAAATACAAGGAGAAAACAATGAAGGCAAAAGCAATCGCAATCGCTAGCACATATTTCCGTGCAGCATTCGCAGCAGTGACAGCACTATACCTAGCAGGAGAGACAAGCCCAAAGGCTTTGGCTTCTGCTTTCGTAGCAGCCATCGCTGGACCAGTACTTAAGGCTCTTGACACCAATAGCCCTGAGTTCGGACGTGGAAGTAAGTAACCTAGAGTACCGATTATACGCCTTCTAAGGCGGTTTTAAGACACTTAGACCCCTGGGTCATAGGATTTCCTATGGCTTGGGGGTCTTTTTGTCATTTCTTCTTAAGCCATAACTGGTAATCCTGCGAGAGTAACTCGTACTCGCCAGTATACTTGGCTAGGAATCTGTCAATGGCTGGCTTAGGTGTTAACTCAGGCTCTAAACCTTTACCCCATAGGTAATCATCAAAAGCCATAATGCCACCAGACTTCAGAAGTTTCCAAGCATTGTCTGCATCTTTGGCTACCTGATGGGATGTGTGGTCTCCATCAATGTAGATGAAATCAAACCTGACTGTGTTGTTGCCAGCAAAGTATTCATCACTGGTCATACGCAAGCGCACCGTTGACTTCAGCGTAGCAATACGTTCTTCGTAGAACTCAAAGACCTTATCAAAATTCAGTGGCTCGTGCTCAACCTCATCGGACCCAGCCCACGTATCAACATCGTAGAGCCACGAGGTCTTGTCGGTCAGGATATTCTCACATAGCCACATACTGGCATCGCCAGTAAAGACCCCTATCTGTAGGAACTTAAGGTCAGGCTTGCCCTGAAGATGGAGTAGGTGATTCTCAAAGTTGTACTTCTGACCCTCAAACCAGTTGGGGTAGGTCGGTGTGTCGTTTTGCATTAGGTATCCTGTCTGTGTATAATTAATTATATAATAACATATATAATATATATAGGCGCGGAGCGCCTTATATAATATATATATATTATAATAGGTTTATATAGTTCTCCTGTGTTAGAGTACTCTCCTGTCCTCCGCAGGAGGACTATATAAAATAACTTAGACAGGAGTAGATATGTTCAACAAAAAACTAGAAGAAGCAGTTGAAGTTCTTTATGATTCAATCTGGTTACTATCCGAAGAAGTAAGAACAATTCGTGAAGAAGTAGATTACCTACTAGAAGTTTTAGATAATGATTAAACTGGATTCGTATGAACTTCCAGCCCACATTTCCTACTCAGCATTCACAACTTACCTGACCTGCGGGTACCAGTACTACCTAGGTAGACTACTCAAGGTAGAAGAAGAGCCAAGCATTTGGTCAGCAGGTGGACGTGCATTCCACTACGCAGCAGAATTGTGGGACATAGAAAATGGGTAGTGCTAATGTCGGTGCCGACTACTGGAATGTAGCGTGGAAGAAAGAAACCGAAGGGCTTAATCTAGATACAGCACGCCGAGCAGGACGTGCAACAAAAGAGAATCCAAACAAAGAAGATGCTGTTTGGTGGAATACCAATGGTTCCAAGTGGGTAGAGAACTACATACTTTGGCGCAAGAATAATCCTGATTGGAAAATCTGGACAACACCTCAAGGGGTTAAGGCTATTGAATTAGAACTTAATCCTGAAATTGCTGGAGTGCCAGTGAAGATGTTTATTGACAGAGTGTTTGAGGTTAACGGACAACTTGTGATTGTAGACCTCAAGACTTCATCTCGCAGACCAGTATCTGACCTTCAACTTGGTTTCTACAAAGTAGGAATTGAGATGATGCTCGGAGTGAAAGTCAATCTAGGTAACTACTGGATGTCTCGTGAATCGGGGACAGGGGAGATGATTGACCTGAGTAGATATACACAGGACACACTTGAATACTTCGTTGATGGCTTTGACAAAGCACGCAAGGCTGGTATATTTCTACCGAACCTACAATCGTGCAGTTACTGCGGACTCGCAGCACACTGCCAATTCACAAAAGGAAAATAAATGACAGTAGAAAACTGGAAGTTACAGGTATCAATTAAGACTCCTGTTGGTGACTTAATTAATATCCGTGCTAATACAGCAGACGAGTTATCAGTATTGCTAGAAGGCATCTCTGATTTCTCTACACAAATTGCAGCGACACAGAAGATGGTGTCAGGTGCATACAACGCAAGCCCTTTGGGGACCACTGGTTCAACAGTAGAATCGCAGCCCGCTCCTACTTACTCAACCGCCCAGACTCCAGCAGCATCCGCTGGGGCGGGAGGGATGTCAACTCCAACTTGTATTCACGGAGCACGCATCTTCCGTCAGGGAGTCAGCAAGACAACAGGGAAACCTTACGCGTTCTGGGCTTGCCCAACACCGCAGGGGACACCCGACCAATGCAAGCCAGCGAACTAATACAACAGACGCTGATGTAAGAATTGGTTGAGAGGTAGTTATTCAGGGGAAGGTGGCTACCTCTCTTCCAACTTAAGACAGGAGAAATTATGGAAAAAACTTTAGAAGTATTTGAACAAGATTTACGAGAACAAATTGCACAAGAGATTGAAAGTTATATAGATTCCGATAGTGAAGCAAGAGCCTTTACACTTTCTGCAGATATAGCAAGGGGTAAAAAGTGAGAACTCTTGTACGCAGTGTAGGTAGAGCAGACATCGGCGGAGAACCGTTGCCCTCTGTATTCCGCGCATTTGAAAGCAACAAGATTATCTTTCGTAGAGCAGAAGTATCTATGCTCGCAGGTACACCAGGTGTCGGAAAGTCCACTCTAGCACTGGCTTTAGCCCTTAATATGAAAGTGCCTAGCCTTTACATTTCTGCAGATACTAACGCACACACTATGGCTATGCGCCTAGCGTCAATGATTAGTGGTAAGAATCAGACAGATGTTGAACGCTTAATGGATACAGATACTGGTTGGACTAAAGCAATCCTTGCTAAGGGTAGCCACATCGTATGGTCATTTGAATCTTCACCTACCTTACAAGATATAGATGAAGAGGTTCAAGCCTTTGAAGAACTATGGGGTTGTCCACCTGTTGCAATCTTTGTAGATAACTTGATGGATATTGCCACCGATGGTGGTGAAGAGTTCGCATCTATGCGTGCCATTATGAAGGAGTTAAAATATCTTGCTCGTGCTACTAATGCTGCAATCATTATTCTTCATCATACTTCTGAGGCAGTCCTTGGAAATCCTTGTCAACCTCGCTCTGCCCTCCAAGGTAAGGTGGCACAACTTCCTGCTCTCATCTGCACTCTTGGTGTCGTTGGTACTTCAATGGCTGTGGCTCCTGTAAAGAATAGATATGGACGTGCCGATGCCAACGCTAACCTAACTTGTTGGCTATCATTTAACCCTGAGTTTATGTTTATGTCAGACATACCAGAGAACGGTGGATGAAGTGATTAGAGAAGAAGAAGATGATATGACGCAAGAAGTGCGTCAGTTAATTATGCTTGAAGTTAAACTAGAAGTTGACAAGTACATCTCTAAGATTGAAGCAGCACGTGTACCAGTAACAGATGACTGGACTGATGGTGTCAACAATGGTCTTGAATGGGCTGTGCGTATTCTGCGTAAGGATAAGAGTGCATCCTAAGTGTGGGAATATGCGCTCACTCCACAAGAAGAAGGCATTGTAACTGAGGTAGGTTATCAGAGACAGAAGCCTTACTTCGGAGACCCTACTCGTAATGTAAATTATTCAGAGGGTGACTTGTGGGAATTGTGGCAGCACGTAGTTGCTGCTGGTAGTGAGTTGGCATTTGCTCGTATGGTTGGACGTAAAGATTTTGTACCACACTTTAATAAGTGGAAGACAGAGTTAGATATACCAGGTCTAGGTGAAGTGCGATACTCTTTCAGAGATAGTGCACAGTTACGATATACAAATCGTGATGACGACAACCTAATCTATATACTGATGGAAGATGGTATGCGTCATAAGACTAGACGCACTCAGAATAATGGTTGGGTTGGCGAACCATATCGTGCAGTGGGCTGGCTTTATGGATACCAATGCAAGCAAGACAAATGGAAGTGGACTGGTCGTGATACTTGGTATGTACCAAGAGAGGAACTTGCATCTATGGAAACGTTGGTTATCTAATGGCTAATCCTAATGGACGCAAAGGTTCTCAGTTTGAAACTGATGTAATGAAGTGGCTCCGCAAGATGGGGGCTATGGCTGAACGTCTAACTAAGGCTGGTGCAAAAGATGAAGGCGATATGGTTGTCGTCATCGCTGGCAAGACTTACATATTAGAATTAAAGAATAGAAGTACACTATCTTTACCAGAGTTCTGGCGTGAAGCAGAAGTTGAGGCTGTTAATTACGCCAGTGCTCGTGGTATCAAAGAAGTTCCGTTGCACTATGTTATAGTTAAAAGAAGAAACGCTGGGATTGAAAAGGCTTGGGTCATTCAGGATTTAAGTCAGTGGTTAAAGGAGAAGGATGGTGCACAAGATTGACAATGACCTACCAAGTATCAGAGAAGTTCTTCTCCACTACGGAGCAAACTTACGACAAGGACACGGGCAAGTTAATCTCAAGTGCCCTTTCCACAGTGACACGCACCAATCGGGAAGTGCAAATCTTGACGATAACATCTTCATCTGCTTCGCCTGTGGAGTGCAAGGTAACAGTTTACAAATTATTTCACAGCGTGAAGGGGTAAATATTCGTGAAGCAAAACGCATCGCAGAAGGATTTACTGGACAAAGCGACAACCAAGTACGCGGAAAGCATCTCTCAGGCGGAAGGCTACCTAAAAAGCAGGGGCATTCCTCTGGAGGTAGCGCGACTGGTGTCATTAGGCGTAGTCGCGGAGCCTGAAGTTGGACACGAAGCATTTACTGGCAGACTTTCTATTCCGTACATTACCAAGACAGGTGTCGTTGACTTGCGATTCCGTTCTCTTAACCCTGCAGTTGAGCCTAAGTATATGGGTATGACTGGTGCTGAAACTAAAATGTATAACGTACTAGATGTGGAGCGTGCTGGTGACTTTATTGGAGTATGTGAAGGAGAGATTGACACACTTACTATCTCTCGCTGTGTTGGAATTCCCTGCGTTGGAGTTCCTGGAGCGAACAGTTGGAAGAAGCACTACACACGATTGCTTGCAGACTTTGAAAGAGTATTCGTCTTCGCTGACGGAGACCAACCTGGTACGGAATTCGCCAGGAGTCTTGCCCGCGAACTTCCAGTTACTATCATTCAACTACCTGACGGACAAGATGTTAATTCAATGTACGTGCAAGAAGGTGCTTCCTATTTCCATAACAAGATGGACTTGAGTTAATGGATGAACCTCACGAAGAAATAATTAACCACTGCCACGAATGTGGCGAAGACTTTGACGATTCATTCCAACTGATTGACCATACCCTAGAAGATGACGAAGAGTTTGACCCGTACTTCATACTACCCAATGGGTATAAGTTGATGCTTGGTTCTTTGCTGAGGTTCCTCTTTAGCCACGCCGAAGAACCAGGACAAATCAGACATATCACTCAATCTACATATGTTACACTATTCGCATCCGAGAATGGTTATGATTTGGTAGACGAACTCATTGAAGATATGGTAGTCAAGTCAGCACTACAGAGTTTTGATGAAGAACTAAACATACTATTATCGGAGAATAATGATGACGAACAAGGTGGTGCGTGAGGAAATATGGCAGATTACAGAGCACTTGGTGAATCAAGGGTACAAGATAACACAGATGGTAACGATGGAATCCAATCTCATCCTAACGGTCTCAGTCCCGCTATTAAGTTTGAGTCAGACGTCAGAGAAGTAATGCGTGAACTTGGAGATTTACTTATCTCTAAGCATAGGGACTACGGTCCAAAGAATATTTCCCAATCCCCTGGTGGTCCACTTAATGGATTGCGTGTACGTATGCACGACAAGACAGCCCGTATTAACAACTTAGTTGATAAGGGATTATCTGCACAGCACGAACCATTAGAAGATTCGTTTAAAGACTTAGCGAACTATGGTGTGATTGCTCTGCTTGTACTGAGAGGTAAATGGGATACGGCGTGAAAGAAACAGAGTTGTTCTTATGGCTTAAGACAGAGATGCCTGACCTTGAACACTCCCCTAACGAGTTTGATGGCTTTGATTGTGTAACACAGCAGTACGGTATGTTTATAGAACTAAAGTCCCGCAACACTCATTACGATACCTTGCTCCTTGAAAGGAAGAAGTATGATTTTCTTACAGCATCTGCTACTGCTTTGGGATTCCGTCCTTATTATATTAACTCAACTCCTGCTGGCGTGTGGCGTTTCGGTTTAGATGAATTAAAAGATTTAGTTTGGGAAGAGAAGTGGTTACCTGTTACCACTGAGTTCGTTAACAAGTCTAAGATAATGAAAGAAGTTACCTTTCTTCATACTGATTTAGGGGTGAAGATAAAGTGATTGAATGGGAACGCATAGAGCGTTGGCAGTACATAGTTGATTCAGTATCCACTGAGTATCACACTAAGTTTAACATTGACACCGCTGATATAAGACAATCTTTATATCAGTGGTTCGTTGAGCATCCCAATAAACTAGATACCTGGGAAGCAATCGGTGAAAAAGATGCAAAGAATTTAATCTATCGTTCTCTTCGCAATCAAGCATTAGATTACTGCCAGCATTGGAAGGCTAAGAGCGGTGGCTATGAAACATCTGACTTGTTCTTCTATGAATCAGATATGGTTGAGGCTCTGTTGCCCTCTGTCTTAAGAGGTGAAATAAATCTAACGCAGAAGTTAGACCTTGCTGGTGGTGGCAGACCATCTGCTCCATCTGAAGGTGGAAATCTTATGGCTATGATGATAGAGATTGACGCTGGCTTTTGGAAACTACATAAGGATGATAGGAAGTTATTGTTCTTACGTTACACAGAGTCAATGGGCTTTGATGAGATAGCAAGTGAAATGAAACTTGGGTCTGAAGACACAGCGCGTATGCGTCACAAGCGTGCTATCCGTAAACTCATTAACAAGATAGGTGGATTTAAGCCTTATCGTGATGAAGACTTTACTGAAGTCCAGTCTTCTACTACTGAAGAGGCTTGAGCCTCTAAGTCCATCTCACCTGGGTCAACCCATAAGTCTTCAGGGTAATCCGTAATGCCATAGAGTTCTTCAATCTCTTTGCCACTTGCTATAAAGTGTAAAGGACTTTCATCCCTTGTGTAACACGCACTACACCCACCATTACCGCATTCGCACATCTTATCCTCCTGTACTATAAAAGCCAGTGCCCTTAAATTGTACACCGACTGTGTTGTATATTCTACTTGACTTGTTACCGCAGACGCACTCAACTTCATCATCTCGCTCATCTACATCACGACTTAAGACTACCTTAGCCATACACTTATTACATCTGTACTCATAAGTAGGCATTACTCATCTTTCCAATCTATCTCCGTTGGCGCAGTAGCAATTGCTCCGCACTCCTTACACTCTTGACGTAGGTCATACCACCCTATCGTCCTATCTTCTTCATCCCACATTACTGTAATGTTCCACATCTTACAACCACAGACGCAAGTAAACAGAGGCTTACCTCTGAGGTCTAACATCAGTACCAGTTTCGGGCAAGATGGTGACGCCACGCCGAGCAAGGTGTGCCGTAGCGATGCTCAATATATTTGTACGCCCGCAATAATTGTATTGCTGGGTCAGAAGATTTTTCCTTTAATACCTGTCCAATACCATAGGCACTACTGCCTTGTTGGTTCTTGGCTAGGTGGTCAAAACGACTCTCCTTAGTGAACAACTTATAAGCACATCTTCGTTGCTCTCTGTCCCAACCCCAACCCGCACTCGCAAAGCGCATAGCCATAATCTTATTGGCTCTTTTCTGCTCCATCGTAGCCTTAGTTTGGATAGGTGGTTTATCGTGGTGCTTAGTAACCTTTAACTCCACATCAACAGCCTTGTTAATAGGGAAAGAGATGGACAAGATTACCAGTATGGATACTGCTATGACTCTCATTTTCATACCTTAAGTCTACCAATAACCCGCCTTACGGCAGTTCTGTGACGCTCTTCAGACTCCAATCTCCTGCTCCCGACACGCCCAGTTTTCAGGGTATACCGTTCTGAGTTCAATAATCCACCCCAAATACTGCCACTGCCCCCGTTGTATACAATGTTCTCATCTTCCATACCTTGTGCTAAACACTCAGTGCGAACAGGACAATCGTGGCATACTTCTATGGCTTGGATACTTCTTAAGACTTCAAGTTGTTGTTCATCTTGGAACATTGAATTCTCATAGTGCCACATATCAGGGTCAGGATGCCGTTGGCATAGTGCCTCGTTGTGCCAATCTCTAATTATGTAGTCGCCCATTTTGTGCCCCTCTCCAACTCTTCCAGTAAGTAATCCATTTCTTGTGGTATCGCACACTCAACGCAATCAGCATTAGAATAGTTACACTCAATTAGAAACTGCTTTGAGGTGGCGTACTTCTAGTACTGCTTCTGCTTGTGAGTGGTGTATATCTTCATAAGATACTTCGCTTCTACCCTCGTGTGTATACAACCATTCGTCTTGGTGTTCGGGCGACATCGCATTCCATATATGGGGCAACTCTGTGCCCTCTGGTAGCCAGACATTCACAACCCTTACACCTTCCACCTTGTAACTTATTTGAAATTGTTTCTCAGTCACTATCAAAGTCCCTCTCTGTCGTGTGTTCTTCTTTACATTGTGGACACTTCCATTCTGCGTATATGAAAGTCACCCCGTTGCTGTACTCTTTCTTACAATCAACTTCTCCCGTCCAATTACAATCACATTCCACTTCCCATACATCATCAAATGAATCGGAGAATGTAGCGGGGTCGCCCATCATCCACATTGGCTCACTCATTATCAGGCTCTACATCTTTAACAATAATCTTTTGACTTAGGTCAATAGCAACTATCCTGCGTGCTAGTTCTTCTAACTCATCAAGCAAAGTCTTAGCCATTAGTGGTACTCCTTTCATCTAGTTCGTGCCAATCTAATTCATCTGCCCATTCGGGAGTATCATCAACCCATAGTAAATCAAACCCGTCAAACAAATCCCACAATAAATTAGCGCGATAAGTTTTTCCATCTCGTTTAATCTGTAACTTGCGTATCCAACCTGTATCTTCTTCGCTGAATACTTCCACTAAATAATCTTTCATTAGTCTTCCCCGTTCATCTGTCTTAGTGCCTTATATAATTGTTCAGTTACCGCTCTCTCGTTGGCGTTGTACTCACCCTCACCTAGATAGCCGTGTTCCCATTGTGTTGTTTCGTTATCATAAATAGTTCCGTTAGGAAAGAACTGCTCTTCCGATTCAGTATCTATCTCCCAACCTTCGCCCTCTTTATAAACGATTACATATGTATATTCTTTAGTCATTTCTTCCCCCAGATTTTGAGATTAAATAATTTTTTACCCTTTAAAAACTTCTTTAATTTAATAATCAACAATATAGTTCCAATGATAAAGATACCATTCCAATCAAATGAAATGTAAAAGAATGCCGTATCAACTGAAAATCCATACGAATTTATCTCTAGATTTAAAAAGTTTTCCATTTACTTTTCTCCTATCTTCTGTTTTAGTTTGTTGTATTCTTCCCAACCGCAGTCAATACAACCCCATTCGGGTGTTGATAAAGACCAACCACACTTCTTACATACTGCGCTCATACCAACTCCATCACTTTGTCGGCACAGGTTAAGCAGACTGGATAGTCAAACCTGTGGTTAAAGTCATCATCATTTGTAAAGTTCTCTAAGCACACTTCACAATAAGTTATCTCATTCATTTCCGAAACTCCCGTCCGTGTTCGCATTGGTTTATAGGGTAGAGGCAATCGCCACATAAAGCAACATTATTTTGATTTTGATGGTCGCCTCTGTGGCAATCCGAACAAATAACTATTTCTGTTTCGTAGGAAATCTCGCAACCACAAGAGCATTGGCACTCATTCATTAGTTTGACTTCCAATCTAATCGTTGAGTTGCCTCTATAAAGGCAAGGCGTGGAGTGCTACCCCATCCGTCACTCAGTAATTCGTTCCAACCTTTACCCCATTCTTCATTGTAAACATCAGGGTCATACAAGGAACAGCGATACTCTGTGCCCTTGCCATCACTTACATCATCTATCTGAATTCTCAGCGACCAGTCCTCTACAACTTTAAGTGTTTCATTCATTTCATTTTCTCCTGTCGTTGGTCGTACTTGCGGACTCGTTCCATTCCGCTCTGGTGTGCGTCATATACCCACTCAGCGAAGCCCATCACCCCGAAGAGTGAGAAGATTAAAAAGATAATCACCAGTAGGTCAACTATCACAGTGCTACCCCCTGTAAATTCATTTCCGATAGATAACTCTCGGCAATTTCCCACCAGTTCACACGATAGAGAGAACCAATATCCCTACTCATAGAAATTAGTTCCTTCCTTTGTGCTGGTGGCGCAGAGAGAACCTCTTCCATATCTAAGAGTTCACTTACCCATTCTTCTAAGGCATCGGCTAACCCGCGTTGGTCATTGTGGTATCCCTCTGCCATAGATAGGGCGTTGTAATAAAATCCCTGTTCGTTATCTAGCCACAATTTGGTTGCCCAAGTTTCGCGGTTAGTCCATCCATTGTATTGGTCGCACATTAGTTGCCTTCTTTCTCGTGTGTACAACATTTATTACAGTTACCGCATTCACCACAACGGTTAGTCCTATCGGATAGTTCATAAGTATCTTCACACTTATCACATTCGCCTTCTATACCATCCGCCGTTACATTTAGTTCATTGTCGCAGTGGCAACACAACCTATATGCGCCAGCAGAATCCACCATAACATCGCCCCACTCGTGACCATCCACGCACGGGTTAACATCACCGAACTCTCGGTCATTACTGGTTAAGTAATTATCCAGTGACCGCTTAAATGAATCCATCATTTTGCTTCATCCTCTTTTCTAATCTGCTCCAGTAACCACTCTCGCGCCACCTTTCTAGCGATAGCACTAGATTTATAACCGCCACCGATAATCTTGGAAGGGCTAATCTTTTTATTGTCTAACGCTTCTAACAACTCGGCACTGCTCATTGTTAACCAGTTCATTTTTTCTCCTATCTTTTGGGCTTGGCGTTGTTGCCTTGCCTCGTGCCCCAGTCTGTCGTGAACAGTCGCCCTCTGTAAAGGGGCTAGGGCTTTTACTTTCTACTTTCTCGCCTTCTTGACCTCTAAGGATAGAGGCACGAGTGAGAGATTTAGGGCAGGTAACACCGCCTTATCTAATAAATCTTTAAAATAATACTCAACATCTTCCGCATTTGAGTCTGTAAAATCTGATTCACGAACTTGTAATCTAATTGTGTAAACCTTGCTCATTAGTTCACCCCGCAAGCGGTTAGAAATAGGGAGCGGTTAAATCGTGGATTCTCTCGTTCCAATGAATCCGCAAGAATTGTCGCCACTAATCCGAGCGCACTCTCTGCGTCATAAAGTCCGCTTTCTTTAATAACCCCAACGGATAGCGCGAAGGCTTTTGCTTGGATTTCGTAATCTTTCTTGGTCATTTCTTTCTCC